TATAATAATTCCAGAACGTCCTTGTGTATATGTAGCGTTAGGTTTATAAAAAGAAAAAGAGAAAGAAAAAGAAAAAGAGAAGACGCATCAGCTACATCTATTTATTGTCCTTTTAGGATTCTCGAGGAATTTTCAATTTCTATAATAATTCCAGAACGTCCTTGTGTATATGTAGCGTTAGGTTTATAAAAAGAAAAAGAAAAAGAAAAAGAGAAGACGCTACATATACTTGTTGTCTTTTTGTCTTTTCAGGATTCTCGGCGGATTCTGTTTTTCTATAATAATGCCAAAATGTCCTTGTGTATATGTAGCGTTAGGTTTATAAAAAGAAAAAGAGAAGACGCATCAGCTACATATACATATAAATAAAGCCTTTAAGTTTCTTTATATAGCTTTAAGTAGTACTTAAAGGAATAAGCCGCGCGCATAGTTTTTGTATGTGATTGCGCGTAGCCGATAATATACAAAATTCATGCGCCAATATCATATAATCTCGCACTAAATTCCATACGTAATCATAAACGTATGATACGTTTAGAAATTTGTATGGACATTGTGCGGGAATATAAAAGAATAGTGTCGTCGTTATTGTCATTATGTCTATATATTAGGAAATTTTCTATTGTAAATACATTTTGAAATGCGAATACATGAGTGATAAAAATTATTTGATTTACATCTTGAGCATGCCTCCGTTGGGGAAGCCAACAAGTGAAGCGCCAATGCCAAAGCCGGCACCTGAACGAGCGGTAGCACCAACTGAGGGGGCGAATAGATCAAGAAGTGCGAAGGTGGCGGCGGCAACTAGGCCAATCAGTACGACCTCCTCGAAATTCTTCTTGCCAGGGAAGAAGTAAGCAGCAATAGAAACAATGAAGCCTTCTACGAAATATTTGACAATACGAACGAGATACTCACGAGCATCAAAAGCCAGGTTGGAGCCAGAGTCCATTATTTTTATTTTATACTCTATCCGGAGAAAAAAAGCTGGACGGAGACCTATAGGCATATAAAGGAAACGCGCACCTATATATCTATCCCGATCAGATCATGTCTCTATCTAAACCCACCGTTTCTACTGTTGCTACTGCTACCGATGTTCCGCTTGTACCTTGTTCGGAAGAGGACTTTCTAAGTCAAGATAAACCTATCCGTGGTCAAAACTATGCATGTCTCTCTTTCCTATCACCTGAAGATGTTATCCTTAAAAAAGAAGCATATCTTTTCCAAAAATATCTTGAACGTACCGCAAATGACCTAAATGAACTACTAAATGGTCTGAGTGCAAAATATCCATCAGATGAAGATGGTATCCGTGCTCTTAAAGACCGTTATGCAGCAGTATTTGATGCCGGTGCTATTCATGCTGACTATCAGGGATATGTCGCAGAAAACCCTGAGCTGGAATCTAAATATCATGAAGAAAACAAATTTCAAACAAGCATGCGAGGTATTAAAGTTCGTGGTGTCTATGATAGTCTAAAAGAAGCTGAAGTTCGTAGTGAAGTCCTAAAACGTGGTGATAACAACCGTTTTAACATTTATATCGCTCAGGTAGGATGCTGGTGCCCATGGTCGCCAAACCCTTCTGAAATCGAAACTCAAGAATATTCGGAGACACAACTTAACACTATGATGAAGTCTTATCAGTCAAACATTGCCCAAAAAGAAGTGTTCTTTGAGCAACGTAAAGATGAACTTATGAAAAAAGCACTCCTTCATAACAACAACAACAAGTCCTCATCTGAAAGCGAGTCCCTACCAGCAGTTACTATCGTTCGCGAAGATGAACTTCCTGAAAATGCTAATGTTGTATCAACCTCAACCTCAACTGCATCCGCTTCTGCATCCGCTTCTACATCCGCTTCTGAAAGTGAAAGTGAAAGTGTAAGTGTAAGTGAAGACGCGCCACCATCACTACAAGATGATGCTTGGATGGATGCTCGGACTCAGACTCAGACTCAGACTCAAGAACAGACTCAAGAACAGACTCAAGAACAGACTCAAGAACAGACTCAAACACAGACTCCTGCACCTGTACAAGAATAAATGTAAGTATAAATAATAAGTAATAAGTAAATACGTATGAATCTTATAGTTGTAATATTGTTGGTGGCAGGTATATTCCTTATTATGCATGGTGTATACGAAGAACGATATCAAGAATTACGTAAACATAAACAAGTAGAATATCGGTTTATTCCTAGAAGTTACTATGATGAACAACTATTTGGATCCGATTTTAAAGATAAAATGGCTGGCCTTAATACGGATGATTCACAATGGTATCATCGTAATATTGGTAAAGAAATGAGTATTGATAGAATGAAATTATAAAAACTCTTTATGAACTCGAATTGCGGGTGAATTCTTTTTTCCTTTGAATACGTCAGGATCGTATTGTGGTTCCTCTTCGGTCTCATGATCACCGTCATTATTTAACCAAAACTGTGGTGATCCTATTTTAAAATCTGGCGGAGCATTAGCTTTATACCAAAAGACTTGATCCTCGAGTTTATTAGACTGTGATGTGTTATCAATCACAAGACATTCATGATTCTGAGTACATTGCTCTAACACAGAACAAAAAATATCAAATGTCGGAAACATACCGGCATAATGATCATATATACGTTTGCGATTGCTCACAATATTTTCACGGAGAATAAATACAAAATCGATGTTGGTGCGCAAACTAGGTGGAATGCCCAGTGGATATTGACTTGTAAAAACAAATAACACCTTAGAATGACGACCATTCATAAACACTGATCTCATATTTTTGTCTCGAACCCAACTATTATCTGCAAGACAATCATCTAAAATAAGAAACGTCCTAGGATCAATCTTACTACTTCCATATATCTTATCCTCCTTTCGTTGCTCATGTAATATAATTTTTTGACGCTTTAATACGTTTTCTATAATTGTAGGAGTATATTCATCATGAATAAATACTTGAGGAATAAATGACCCAAACCATGGATTCACATTCTCAGTAGGAGATACCACTGTACCTACTGGAATATCACCATGATGATACATTAAATCTCGAACAAGATAACTCTTACCACTACCACGCTTGGCAAGCATACAAATAACTTTGTCATCGGCAATTCGAGACATGTCGAACTTTTTTAGTTTTAACTTCATTAGGCTAAGCTAATCTATGGTATTGTATCAAAACATAATTTATTTTACTAAAAATCCGGCTCACCTACTTCCATCTCAGAAATAGCAGCAGCGCGTTCATCTTGAATACCATAAATTATCAAATATACAAGTCCAAATGAAGCCATAAAAACATACATAGTATTAGATAGAGGTGGAGACGCAGGCGGAGAAAAAGGATCCTCCGCAACCATATTGTTCTTAATATACATATATTGCACACCTGCGCATACCACAGCTACACCTAATGCAATTGTTGTAGGATTTTGAACGAACACCATGTTTATATCATACAAGAATCATTTTTATACAATATAAACGCCTGAGTTTATTATTAGGCTTCAACAAATTTCTGAAGCAAAATACGCTTGAGTTTACGCTTATCTTCCCTTTTAGATATCGTCAAATTGTCAATCCCTAAAAAACGTTTCATCGCATTACGAGAATGATGACCCTTACGATGAGAAGAACCATCATCTACCACAATCTCTCTAATATATGCAGAATTCTCTTTCTCTTTATGTTTTTCTTTATGTTTATGGTCAATATCATGGTTACGGATATAATGATGGTCGTCATCAGCACCTTCCTTAGTAACCTCTACCTTATCAACTCTTTCATCAAGACTATCACATATAACAGGAGGAACACAAATAGACATAGTCGTTGCTGCTTCTTGTGATACAAATACAGGAGTTGTTTCACCATCATTCTCATTCTCATATTCATTATCATCGTCTTCCTCTTCCTCTTCTTCTACTACTTTTTCATTGTTATTGTTATTGTTATTGTTATTGTTATTGTTATTATTAGTGTCACTACTATTGCCACTATTATGAACGATTAGAGGTAGAATAACAGAATTATTCGCTTTATTATTTAAAATAAATGACGAATCAATAGAAGAAGCTACAAAAGTCTCAGATGACTCTTCATCAACTGACTCCTTAAGTGACTCCTTAAGTGACTCTTCCTCTTCCTCTTCCTCTTCCTCTTCCTCTAATATAGAACATGCAACAGGTGTGTCGGATAATACTAAATCAATTGAAGTTTTATCATTTTCTTGATAAAAATCGTCATTAGTATCGTCATTAGTATCTGTATTATTATCATTGTTAGTGCCAATCTCATTATCGTTATCATTATCGTTAGTATCTGTGTCAGATTGTACATCTTTATCATTAAAGTCTGCATATTCTTCATCTTCTTCTAATTCAATATCATCTTCTTTATCTTCTTTATCTTCTTTATCTTCTTTATCTTTACGTGTATTTTTGATTAGATTATTTTGTTCAGAAGTATTATCATAATTTGACTTACGTGAATTAAATATAATTTCACGTACGTTTTTATTGGCAGACGATTTTGTTCCGTGTTTTATTTCGCTTTCGCTTTCACTTTCGCTTTCACTTTCGCTTTCACTTTCATAATCGCTACTGCTACTAGAATCTTGATCATTTTGTTTATCTGATAGGAATGTATTTAGGAGATCTTTGAAAGGTAGCGATTGACGAATAGTTTCACGAATACATTTGTCAATGTTTTCTTCGATTTCTGCCATATTCTTCTGTTGCTCTGCACGAGTAGCATGCATGAACAAAAATGGCTGTTTCCAAAAGACTCGAGCCATAGAAAGATATGAATTATGAATAAAAGTTCGTAGAGATGGAACATCTACGTTAATTTTAGCACGAGACCCTTTAGCACTTGATAAATGTGTAAGAATCTGAATATTAACAACATAAATTCCTTTAAGTAGTTCTTCGAGCCATTCACACCGTGTAGCTGTGTGAAAACGTTCTTCTTCTTTTTCTAGAATATGAGACGACCACATAGGAATAAGTCGTAAAATACCTTGAAACTCTCGAAGAATCATTCGGCTTTGTTTATTTTTATCTTTAACGGATTGAAACATGGCATTGAATCCTTGGATAAATACTCCTTTACAGACTTGTACAAATTGCCGAGTGTATTCTTCTTTAGATTCTAATAGAAGCTGCAAACTCGTAGCAGTTCCTTGTTTACGTACTCCTTTTTTCATGACAGAGGGTATATATTTGATCTCCTTGGACATAAAAAGAATCTCATTTTAACCGCTCTAAAAAATATCAACATATGTAAATATGGACCGCTTCCTTATATTTATTATTGTCATTGTAGCGGTGTACGTTCTCGCTATAATGTACATGTCTTATATAGACGATTATACATCTACATCTACAAATAAGCAAGCTGTCGGTGTCGGTGTAGGTTCGTCTATTATGGCGGCACCAAAATCTATGCCACGTAGTCCTCATTCACTTAAGGTATCTTCCCAAGAACATCAAGTACCTTTGATAAAAGAAGGATTCGAAATTAGCCAATCTGAATCTCTTGCTGCAGAACAAAAATCTCGTGATGCGCTACAAGGACAAGCTACCAATAAAGCAGTCAAGAAAACGGGAGAAGAATATGAAAAAATCCTTGAAATTTCTAACTTGTCTGAGCGCATTTCTATTCCAGCAGAGCTACAAATGTACAATAACATGAAAATGTCCGTCACAAATGTTAAGAACGGACAACAAAACAAAATCACTCTTGGATTCGATAAAGAAAACAAAGCAGACCAATCAGGTGAAATCTTTGCCAATGATGGAGGTGTCTTTATTCATGGTATGGGAGCATCCGGAAATGATCGTAAAGTCTTCATGAAAGATACACTTAATGTAGCTAAATCTATTGATACTCCTCTTATGCGCATTAATGGTAAAAACGCATTCGATTTTACGTCAGATGGAGCTCTACGAATCAATCCCGCCGGTACTGGTTCCTTTAATAATGTTCGTGTTGATTCTATCCTAAATGTAAATGGTCCTGTCGTAGGCAATTCACTTTGTCTAGGTAACTCTACTACCTGTTTTGGTAATGATGAACTCAAAAATATCAAAACTGTTCCGACACTCACCACCAAAATCGATAATCAATATCTCACTATGGACCAAGCAGTCAAAAAATCTACCGAAAAAATGGAAGCCAATCTGGGATCCAAATGCTCAACTCTAAATAGCATGGTAGAAGGTGGAAGTATCAATATTCCTCGTACTGATCTGCGTTTTAACCATAATAATGGCCGTGGTAATGGTGGTCGCGCACTTGTACATGATGGTGGTAACCAACTTACTATCAATTATGGTAACGATTTCTCTCGTGTTAACGTTAATTCTTCGATGAGTGTGCGCGGTGATGTAAACGTGCAAAACAAGCTATTCTTCAGAGATGATGCAACATATCCATACCCTAGCGGTCATAATAACTCAGATCCTTATCATATGGAAAAAGTACAATATGGTGGTAATAACTCTGCTCTTCGTATGACCATTAATGATGATTGGGATGAAAGCTTTCAAATTTGGGGTGATTCCTGTCGTACGACGGGTTGCTGGGGTCCAGGTGTCCCTCGCCATATCTTCCGCGCAGATGGTCAATCTTTCCATGGTGATGTTATTAACACTCCCGGAATTGTTATCGCTGGTCGCTGGCGTCTATCAGATACTCATGGTGACAGTTGGCTACGTATGTATAATCCAGGTAACAATTGGTATTATGGTGGTATTGCAACGAACTATATGTGGGCAAATGGTGGCCAATATTATGGTTCCGATATCAAACTCAAAGAGGATCTTGTTAAACTAGATGGTGATGATATGCTCGAAAAAATCAAACGTATGGATGGATATCGATACACTCTTAAGAGCGATCAAAAGAAACATTATGGTCTTATTGCACAATACCTTGAAAAAGAATTCCCTGAAATGGTAATTGTAGGTCCTGATCAAATGAAGGGCGTCGATTATCAGCAACTCATTCCTGTACTACTTAATACCATCAAAACTGTAAATGAAAAAGCAGATAGAAGTTTGAAAGCACTAGAACAAGTAACCGGAAAAGCTTATTAAATATCTTCTATCCACGCTCATTATACATCGATAATATACGAGTCTTGAAATTTTCATCGACGTTAATGATATCCATGACACATTTGTTAAGTTCTTTAAGATTTTTCTTAGTAGTAACCTTTATCTCAACAAGTACTTTTTTATATAGATCTTTAGCTTGACCTTTTGTTTGTCCATCACATACACGAGTATACATTTGACTATATCGTTCAATAATACGATACTTCTCAAGATCTGATCCATTTATATTTTCATCGTATTTTTCGTCGTCATCATTATAGAGAATCATGGTATCGTTTACACCTATCTCTTGAACCGCAGGAGATATGTCAAATACTGCAATAAAATAATAATACTCTTCAAGACTCTTTGTAAATACTATTTTATTCATACTCGTAGCTAATTCTATTTTACGAATCAAATATTTCTCATACATACGAAGACAATAGTCTACAAGACCTTGAATGATCTTTTTGACACCTCTCTCAAATGAATAATCTTGCCAATCTCCGTCTCCAGTACTAAAATTTATACGATCATCCTCCTGAAGAACACACATATCCTCTAAATCCTCACGTTGACTCTTTGTAACATTGTGTATCATCTCTATAATATGATCTTCATCAAGATGCATATGACCGCCAGCGCGATTGTTTCCTATTTTTAACTTTTTTACTGTTTTTTCATAAGCTTCTTCTACAATAGAATCAAAGTCAATACTGTCCTTCTGTCTATACGCAAGAAGTTCATTTAACTTAGCAACCGGATTAATATTTACAATGTAATTATATATCGTATTGTGATTATTGATTATTTGTAATATTGTCTGAGGAGTTGTCGTTGGTTTAATTATCAATTTGTTCTTTAATGAAATATTTGTAGATTCTATCGTAATATATTTTCGTTTTTGTAATACATCTTCTATAATCTCTTTAGTAAGATTTACTTCAGGTACAATAAGAGGTACGCATTGCTTTTGAATAAACTCAAGATGACGCCTCATATTAGACTTTAATGAACTATTATAACCACATCTAGGACATTCATAATCAGGAAGCTTGAGACGAGGCATAGATCGCGTTCTTATATTATAAAGATGTTATGTCTTTAGATAGTTTATTATTAGTAAATAACCGACTCTTTATATCCTTTTTCTTACACTCGTACAAATCTAAAATGGCACACTTAGTTTGTATACCATATATGGTGAATATTTTTTTTAATTATCTATCATTTAATACAGTGACTCTAGAACATATTACAGGTTTTTTCTGAGGATCAT